GTTGTAAATTACGTATTTTCTCTTGGACTTGTTCTAATGTAGGAGATATAGTTTGTACTACTATATGACTTAATTCCTTTTCATGTTCTTCAAATATGCCTACATAGTCTTCATTAACTTCTGTCTTACTAAGATTAGATACTATTTGCAAATGTCTGCGATGCATATACCAAGCTGATAATTCTAAAGATAAGAATAAAGTAGGAATTTGAGCTTTAGTATCAATAGTGTCTTTTGAAAAATCTACACCAAGAGCTAAATTTTGAGCTAGTGTCGTCTTATTAGAACCAGTTGGCCCAAATATTGTTACTAACTCTCCCGGATAGATTTCAGATTCTTTATCAAGTCCAAGGGTTTTGCCTAAATCAATAATTCTACCACTAAAATCACTTACCATTCTATCATGAAATTCTTGCTGCATGTCTGTAGCATTTTTTACATTAATTGAATAGTCTTTACGCTTAAAGTAAATACATCTTGTCTGACAATGTAATTTAAGTATATCATCTTTGCAAGAATAGCAATATCCTCCATTATATACTGAATTTACTTGGTCGTCAATAACAGTTTTACTTAAACTTTCTTGGTTCCAATGACTAATTGCTAATTTAGTATAATCTGATGGTATGCCATTTCTTCTAAAATGACTTGCTATTCTTAATAAAGTATTATGTCTTCTGCCTTCAATAGGACCTTCCCTTAATAAAGCCTGTACACAAGGAACAATTTTATTAGGTTCAACTGTTGTGTTAAATGTTCTAAACGAATTAGGTTTTTTAACAACGCAATCTTCTAACTCTCCTTCTGCAAAGAGCTCTTGATATGGATAACTCTTTCTTTGACCTTTAGCCAAATCATGTATTTCATAATAAGACATTTCAAAGAGTTCTTTTCTATCAATAGGGATTTTATATAGTCCTGTTTTTGCATTTATACTATGATTTGCTCGAATTAAACCACATCTTTGATAAATAGATGAATCTACACTAGGCAGTATTTCATGTATTGTACTTTTAACTTGTAATGGTAATTCTTTTGACACTTCAAAGCCAAATGCTGAATTAGGTATTTCTATATGGTAACCAGAACCACTAAAATATACTTGCATACTTTTAGAACTTAAACCTAATTCTTCCAACTCAAATACAGTTGCTTGTGCAAAAGATTGAGTATGTTTGTCACTATTTTCCCCTCTATCTATATCAATTATAACATTATCTAATGCTCGTAACCCTTCATATTTACGAAGAGTTGAATGTGCAGATGTATAATCTACAGCATGTTGTGTATAAAGATATACAGAACGATAAACAGCTTTATCATCAGGAACATATTTTTGTAAATCATTTAGCGGCACAAGAACACCCCGATTTCTCAAGGTGCCCTGTGCCAGCTCAACGTAATACATTACAGAGGTTCGCTCATTACTGGTTGCTGAGTAGTAGCTCCATTAAGAGAAGGTCCCGCCCACTCTTTTATAAAGTTCTTACCTTTCATCCAGCTTACATGTTCAGTCATTTTAGATGTACCACTAGTGGTATTCGGAAATAACCGATGATGAACTTTGGTATACGATTTGCCACCTTTCTGTTTTGGCTCTTCTTTATAGATATATGCTAGATAATCAAAAGAAGTATCCATAATAGGATTACCGGTTTGAAATCGTTCATTCAAATGGCCAGCAATATTAGTAATTGCTACTCCATCTGAGTCTTCCCATTCACCTTTGAGGTTTAAACCGCCAGTGAAACCAATCAAATCAAAGAAATGATATAATCTCTTTAAAACAAAGCCACCAGTAACTTCACCGGATGGAGATTTTTCCAATCTCCCGCATAGTTCTAAGAATCTAGTATATTCACTACCTTCAACTTTTAGTTCAACTGAGAGAAATACATCTGCCCAGTCATAATCACCAGAACGGTCTTTAAAGTCCCACAAACCAACAGGTAATATACCAGTAAAGCTTGTGGTCTCTCCATCTGCCATTTTAGGTCTTACAATTGCCATTTACTTATCTCCTTTTTTAGAGTGTTTATAGATTAAGTCCCATTTAAATTCAATTTCCTTGCCTTTTAAATGAGGGCATCTGCTTCCTGCTTCTAGAGCTTTACCTGCTTTGAAGGAAACCATTAGTTTATCGTTTTCTTCATCTCTATAAGCATAACCCACAGCATCGCTCATTGCCATCAACATGTTTTTCAGTTTACCTGAAATATCAAGTGATTCAGGGTCAACGGCGTTACTGTTGTCGACTGCAGCTGCTGTTTTACGATGACCTATTATAATAATAGAATCGCATAGCTTCTGCAGCTTTCTTACGTTGTTAATTACTCTTTCTCTAACGAGACCAAAGCCTTTGCCATAAGCTAAATCAGCAATAGAATCTACTTGAAACTCTTGACGAACTTGTAAATCAGTCCATTCAATGAGCTTATCAATAGTATCTAATGCAATATATTTAAAATCATGACCGGATTCGGCATTACGATAGAAATCTAAGAGGTCTTCACGTCCATTTATGTCCAAAATATGGCCACCTACCATGCGTGCTCCCTGTTCTGTATCCAATATTAAACAATTCTTCAATTGTGATAAGGTTGTAGTCTTTCCGACTTTAGGGGCACCATACAATAATAGTATAGCTGGATTTTGAGTAATGGGCTTGCGTTCCTTAACTTCAAGTGCCATTTGTTGTCTCCTTATAATGTGATTTGCATCACAAGAAATGTACGACTATTATCCTCGTCTTGCAAGTGTTAATGTTGGAAAATTAAAGAAAAACTCTTTATCAATAGGAGTATCGGTTAAGGCTTTTCTAACTTGATTTGCAATAAATGAACCAGACATATTAGAACAATATGCCGTGGCTTTGGCATTACAGGGCTCAGGGCTACCATCTGCGTCAGTATACCATGTCTTCATATAATCCCGTAATTCAGGATTTAAAAGAGTGTACTGCTGGTAGTGTTCAGCTCCCATTCTTCCATCTATTAATAACCAAGGTTTATGTTTAGTTTTTAAGGCTTTTTCAACAGCGTCACGACGAGAATCCATGCTATCAAATGCAAGAATCATAACATTCTTTTCTTTACCAGTATATTCAAATACATCGAATCTATTAGCCATTGCAGTTATATTAGCTTTTGGATTAATTGCCTTCATGTGACTACTTAATGCTTTTACTTTAGGAAGGTGAATATCATGAATAGTATATTGGCTTACACCTATATTTTCTTCAGATACTCTATCGAAATCATAAAGTAAGAATTCTTCAGCACCCATACGCACCAATTGCATGGCTGCAGCACTACCTATAGCACCGCAACCAAGAATATGGTACACACATTCACTAAAGTTGTTAACAATTTCAGAGAATCGTGTGATTAAGCTCATTGTTTTTCTCCTAACAATTTATGCACACGTGTTACAAACTCATCAGGATGAACCATATAGATAATTTTATCTAAATCTTTCTCCTTCAATACTTCGAGTTTCCAATCACATTTACGTGTAATTAATTGTCTATTTGTACCTTCAACAGCTCTTTTCCAAGAATCATATTTTATCTCTCCTGCACAATATTGACTATTAATACCGTCCATATATGTTATAAGAGTTTGATATGCTACTTTGCCATCCTCTCCATCTGGAGAATAAGTTTCACGATTATAAGAAGTATAACCACCATAATTATAACCGTAATTAAAGTCCATTTGTTCTTGAGTTTCAAGCATGTCTTTAACTTTACCCTTTTTATTTGCGCGCCAAGTAGAATGATATTGTTTTTTGGTACATTTTTCTTCTACTTCCTTCAGTATATTCTGAGGAATATGAGCAGTTTTACCATTAATAACAATAAGTTCTTCGTCTTCAGCAGCACAAACTATTGGTTGGAAGTACTGAATACGTAATTTGTACTCACTTTTTACATTTACAACAAGAGAAACAGTAAAGTCATCACTTTCATTAGATAAGATAGTCTTATCGTCAGTTGATGACCAAAATGCATTCATAGTACCATGACTGTGCCACCATACAAAGCGTACTATACCTTTTTTCTTATGCTTTCTATGAGCTTTACTATAGAATAGAGCAAGTGCCTCTTTATCCATTTCACATGTTGAACCGGTGACTTCCTGTTTAAGAATTACTGGGTCTTTAAGGATATAATCACCGTCTTTATCCTTTTGCAT